CTGGTGTAGCAGGATATGCTGCTAAAGCTATTAATCCTCAAGTCGGTACAATTATAGGTAAAGCATTAGAAAATAAGGATACACTAGAAGCTGGTGTTATCGAAGTCGCTGTGGGGCGTGTATAATGGCAAAACAAACAATAAACTTAGGTACGGCTGATAAAGGTAATGGCGATCCGTTACGTACTGCATTTAATAAAGTAAATGAAAATTTTACTGAACTGTATACCTTAGTAGGTGTGGCTAGCTTAACAGAACTAGCTCAAGATTATGCAGCACAAATGTTAGTCAACGGTAATCACGAAGGTGCTACTGTAGAGTATGACGATGTAAACAATAAATTAAATATTATTGTTGCACAAGACTACGACGGAGGAGCGGCCTCCACAATATATGATGACGAAACACTTTTAGATGGAGGCGGAGCATAAAATGGCACGTAGAATACAATTAAGAAGAGATACAGCAGCAAATTGGTTAAGCACTAATCCTACCTTGGCTCAAGGTGAAATTGGTATTGACTTAACTAATAATAAAATAAAAATTGGTACAGGAACTACTGCCTGGAATAGTTTAGCCTATTGGGATGATCAAGAGACTGCGTCCATCGGAGCATTTGAATTTGCAGGCAATGTTATTACTACAAACGATAGCTCTAATGTTATTATAGATCAAGCAGTTGAAATAAAAAGTGATTTAAAAGTTGCAGGGAATTTAGAACCTACTATTAATTTAAATTCATCATTAGGTAGTCCAACAAAACAGTGGCGAGATATATTCGTCAGCAACGGCTCTGTATACATCGGTGATATTAAACTGAGTAACGATAACGGCCAGTTAATTGTTCAACAGGTCACTAATCCTGGACAGGCTAATGAAGCACCAGTTCCCGATGCTCCTGGTTCAGTGACCACAGATAGATTAACAAACGGTGTTAATACTTTTGTACTTTTAGATGATGGTACTGTAGAATTAAACGGTGATCCTTTCGGATCAGTACAACCATACTTAGAACTAACCAACGAACCTTTTATTACACGACCCGTGATATTAGGCACACCAGTTACTGTTACAGTACCTGTTACAGGTATCAATGCCTCAGTTCAAGTTAATATTACAGAAGGCCCTGGATACCCAATATTAAGCGATGTCATAGTACTCGCTCCAGGTACGGGTTATGTACCAGGTACAACTTATAAAATCTACAGTTATCAAATTGGCGGATCCAACGATGCTACTGATAGTATAACATTTACCATAGACACAGTAAACGGGTCAGGCGGCATATTAACTGTCGCTAATGCTGCCTTTACTGGTGTTGCAACAAACAATCCAGCATCCTATACTGCCAGTATTGATTATCAACCAGTACAAATATTTGATGAGATCCGTCCAGGATTAATTCTGACACGAGACCTAAACCAAGGTATCTACAACAGTGCAGTGGAACTAGAATACGATAATAGCACTTATCTCAGTCCTTTAGGCACAGAGTGGAATGCGGATGGATGGGGAGATTTAACAGGAATAGGCGCTAGGTCATACACAACCTGGCGTCAGGCCTTAAACAATCAAGTGGGTAACTACATCGTTGCCAGCGAACTGGTCATGCACGACATAGCCAACGACAAGTATTATAAGTTTGATTTTGCTGCTTGGGGTGGCAACAACGGTGGCTACTCTTATACTAGAACAGAAGTAACTGATCCTAATTACTTTAAGAAAGATGACTACGCCACTGCCAACAACGTAGACGTTATTGAAGACGACTCCACATTACAGATTGGTATTACTCGCGGAAATAATAACGGTATCTACAATCCATTCATTGAAGAAGGATGGGATGAAGATGTCAGTCCACAGGGCACAGTATGGAACATAGATGGTTGGGCCGATCTGTCCAACATTGAAACAAGAACATATACTAATCTATATGCGGCATTTGGTAATGGCGGTTTAGGAAACAAGATAGTAGGTACAGAATGTGTAATGTATGTGCCTAGCATAGAAAAATATTATGCTGTAAAATTCCTAAGTTGGACACAAGGCGATATGGGTGGTGGGTTTAGTTACACACGTAAAGAGATAGATTTAACCAAGCTTAATGAGGGTATCGCATTCCCAGACGGTACAATATTAAAATCCGCACAAGGCGTTGGTCGTGTAAAATCAACTGCTGCCGGTAATCGTAGAATAGAAGAAGTCACAGGCTACAACCAAGTCGCAGTTACTCAAATAGTTACAACTAACTTAACCACTGTGGCTTCAAGAGCAGAAACCAGCGGTTATTATATCTGGATTGACAGTACCGCAACCACTATAGATGATATCATAGGTGCCCCCGGTAACTACGGCAATGCCTATGGGTTTGAATTTTCGTTAGACAACAATATCTGGTACGCATGGACAGGCGGCATTGGTAACAGTGGCAATAGCACGGGGTATAGTGTATCACAACCCTTAACTTATCTACAAGGTGACACAGTCTACTTTAGATACAAGACAGGCGGTGATCCTGTGGTATGGTGGGACAAGGCAGACTTACCTGGGGGTGCAGGTAACTTTCGTGGTGCTGTCATAGATTATCACGCTTACACAGGCGAATCTACTATTATTGGCTCCATACACATTGTAGACGACGATGGCGAAGAACACATCAGCCATCAAGAAGTACAAAGTGGTAGCACCGACGGTGAGAACGATGACCTTTGGTTAGTGACCACAGAAGGGCAAATAAAATATCGTCGCATAGACGGTGAAAGCAAAACACTGAAAATACATTGGACCGCCAAGGTATTCTACGGTTCGGAACTATACGATTAATCGGAGCGACATAAATGACAACTATTAGAAAAATTGTAACCAGTAAAGTAGACGGCAATAGTGCCGATAATAATGATACAAACGAAATCCGCCCGTTCGGTGAAATCGCGGTATACTTAAACACTGAGCCAAATCCAGACAAACTTACCCTAATGATGTTTGATGGAACCAGAACACATCTCAAGAGCATGGTATTGGCTCCTGGTCGTTTGTATGGTTCGGATGCTGATTCAGGTGACGGCAACAATCGCGACACTATCAAGTTAATCCCAGATGCCAGTCTAAGCGATTATACTGGTAACGATCAATATCTCATTATAGATCCCACAGGCGGAATTCGTATCCGTGCTGGTGGTACACAAGATGCATCAACTGCTGATTTGTATCTAGGTGGCGAAAAAACATTTGTGCGTGTCAGTGATACCACAGACGATGTAGTGATTAGAACCGGACTTAATGCAGAAATAGAAAATGTTGCGGTGGATGTAGTAGATGCATTTGGTGCTGGCGTTTGGCGTATGTTTTTTCTTGACGCAGATTATCCTGCTTTAGGCACAACTGTTCAAGTAGGCGACACCGTGACCACATCCTGGGGAACCCCCATAACTGCTACCATTACCAATATTGTACAAGACACTGGTGCAGACACTTGGGCTCTGCACTTCGATCAAGATATTACTGCGGGATTTAATAATGGCGACACAGTCACCTTTAACCGAGGGCTGGAAGTGTTATTGATTACGACACGTCTAAGCAAAACTTGGACATTTGACGACACAGGTAAAACTGTATTGCCAAGCACAGCGATATTCAACAGCAGTGCTGGTATTGTTTTAGACAATCTTAATGCGGGTATTGCGGGCCTGTTCAACGACGGCGATGTTTATATCACAGGTGGCAACAGCGTAAGATTTACTGGCATTAGCGAATTTGATGGCAATAGTACATCAGCATTAAGATTCTGGAACGCAGAAGGTCGTCACTCCTCAGGCAATGACCCTACAGAATTAGTAACATTGGATGTGGGCAATGACGCAACCGATGGAGACCCCACAGAAGGTTTTCTCAAGATCATTACAGAAAAAGAAACAGGTAGCAACAAAGAGTGGAAGTTTGATGCCAACGGTGTACTACACTTGCCTACAAGTGGAGACATTGTAGACAGCGAAGGCAACTCAGTATTAAGTGGTGTGGATAACAACATCTGGGTACAGACATTTGTGTCCAGTACTCCCGAAACAGATTTCCCACAAATCGCAACCAGTGTAGAATATGACAGTGACGGCAATGTCATTGCTCTGTTCAGTCATAGTCTGCCTGATCTTGGTGACAATGGCGGCAGATATTTCTCAGTGGGCAAGTACACTGATACTGGCACTAAAATATGGACAGCAAGATTTGCTGACGACCTTGAAACAGACGGTTGGGGCCTGGCCGTTGACAATGCTGATGGTTGGATTTATGTCGCAGGACAAACTGGCGGAGACGTTTACGCCTATGACGTATCCACACTGACTAAAATTGACAGCGGCAACGGTAGCGTAGCGTGGAGTAAAATTTATGACTTTGGTTTTGCCAGTTCAAGTGCTGTAGTTGATGTAGACAGTGATGGCAATCCTGTCATGGTTGGCTGGGCTAACAACGAAAACGATAGTTATCTAACCGTTACTAAGATTGACAAAACTAACGGTAATGTTATATGGACAAGAAAATTAGACGGGCAGACTAACGAACAGGCCTATGGTATGGCAGTGGGTCCTACTGGTGAGATAGTGGCTGTTGGTACTGTGGATAATCTTAATTATCCAGAACCATATCGCACGATTGTTACGCTAACTGCTACTCCTGCTAGCGATCCAGACTGGACTACCGATATACTAGGAGCAACTGTTGGCGGTTTAACTTATGATGTTACCTTCACTGACGGCGTTCCTACATTTAGCAATATTGTTGATACAGATGGCAATCGCTACGAGGGCGACTTGATTGGTACTTTTAATGCTAGTCAGTTAGGATCTGGATCCACTAACATGGAAATTAGAGTAGGAACAACTACTGGCGAAGACATGTCCGACCGTATGGTAGTGGTCAAATATGCCAGTGACGGAACTATTGCTTGGCAAAAGGCCATACAGTTTGACGCGGACTATGACTGCTCAGGAGCAGATGCTGACATTGACAGCAATGGCAATATCTACATTTGCGGACAATTTGATATTACCGACGGCCCTTTTCCTGGTACTGGTATAGCCTTGGTTAAATTTGACAGCACAGGTGTTAAACAGTGGAGCCGTCGTGTGGAAGGCGACTGTATTTCAACCGCTACTAGTATAGTAGTTGGACCTGATGACAAACTTTATATATCAGGCGTTAATGGCGACGAGATTGCGGAGACGTTTACTTGGGTAGTGGCCAAATACAGTCTTGATGGTCTTGTAGAATGGCAACGATTTATTGAAAACACTGATAGTTGGACATTTGCTGGTGGGCTTTTTGGCCCAGAAAGTGGCGGCAGCAACATAGCAGTTAGACAGGGTTATGTGGCACTGGCTGGTGGATTTGGTACGTTTGACCAGCAGGCTTATGCCGCTGTTCTACAAATTCCAGACACGGGCAATGTGTTCGCAGCGGGCCCTTGGAGCGTTACAGTCGCAAACCTCAGCGGCACACTCAACGGCACAGCCAGTGACATTGGAGTAGTCAACGCCGATCTAACTGACTCAGACAATGCGTTAACTGTCAGTGCTGACTCAGTTACTCTTGAAACACAAGTCCTCGCCTTCCTCATAGGTACTTTATACACAGCACCTGGCGGCGACAACAGTTTAGTTAACGGTGTGTATTCCGTTGTTTTAGGCGATACTGGCACAGTGACATTGCCAGCAGGTGGTACTATCACTGAAGGATATGTTACCAGCAATCCTACAATTCAACTTACTCCAGCCAGTCCAGATGTGGCCAGTCAAAAGTTGGTGATCAAAGGCGGCGGAGCACCCAACTATACCTATACCGACAATGGTATAAACATAAATTACTACGATAACACCGCTCTAGTTGGTGATACTCTTACTTTCTACATATATTCACCTACTTACGCTGACCAAACGCTCTACTGGTGGATCTACCCAGAGGGTGCTAACATATCAGATCCAGGATCAGGCACAGTGGCATTGACTGGCAGTAACGGCACTATTAGTTTTGAACTAGACAGTGATGACAATGAGTTTACTATTCGTGTGTCACCTGAAGAGAATAACTATGACCCTTCGAGTGTAGGTGTTCAATCAGGATTGATCAACGGTGACGCACCTACTTTTGCTAGTCCATATCACCTACACTTGACCACAGGCAACTTGGCTGAAACCAGTATCTTCTTAGGCACTGATGATCATAATGTACGAACAACAGTCAATGGTGGTATTGAAATAACCACTCCTAATGTAAGTAATAATGTTTGGCAGTTTGGCACAGATGGTTCATTAACCATACCAGGCCATATACATAGTGAAGGCAACATCAATATTGATATCAACTTGAGTGACTCAACTCTGCGTAGATGGCAGTTTGGTGAGGATGGTGTTTTAAATGTTCCAGGAGGAATTGTAGTAGAGTACGAAGAAGATTTTACAATTTCTACATCCTATCTAGGATTGAGTAGTCCTCCTGGACCTGTAACAAACACTTTAACATTTGCTGCCAACGGTGATTTAACAGTTCCTGAACTAATATTAGGAACAGCTGACCTTACTCTTAGAGCCGCTGCTGGATACACCACAAGTATTGAAGCGGGAGTTGGTGGTACTATTGAAATTGGTTATCAAGGGGATCCACCTGCCAACATTTACATTGGAACTGCTACTACGGGATATACTACTACTGTTAGGATTGCAAGTGATCGAATAAGAATGTCAGCGGATGTGCCAACAAGTAGCAAAGGGCAATCTGGAGATGTTACAGGGCAGATTGCCTTTTCGTCAACCCATATCTATTACTGCACAGCGTCCTATGATGGCACCACTGACATTTGGAAGCGTGTGGAGCTAACAGGTGGCGTTTGGTAATATGCGAGCATTTGCTATAGTACTGAAAGAAAGTGAATTAGCACAGACAATCAGTGCCAAAGCTGTAGCTGCCGCTGCATTACACGGTGTTGCCTTAGAAATATATGATGCTGTACTGGGCTACAATAGCCGACCATTATTTGAAAAATACGGTATAGATAAGTTTTTAAACTATACCATAATAGACAAGCCCGGACATCAAGGTTGTTTCTTGAGCCACTTTGAACTGTGGCAGAAGTGTGTGAAATTAGACGAACCTGTCATTATCTTAGAACACGATGGCATCTTTATCCGAGATTTACCGGAAGATGTGTTAGATCATTTTGATGAAGTGTTGAGATTAGACTGCTTCCAGGCCTTTGTCAAGGACTACGATGAGAAGGTCAAGGCCAGTTTAGATCAGCCCATAGACTACTATCGCAGACCAGCGGACTATGAGTATCACAGCAGTGGTGGCTACTATGTTGGGGCTTATGGCTACATCATAAAACCACAGGCAGCACAGAAACTTATTGATCACGCACAACAAAGAGGTGTGGTCTGTACAGAAGCACATTTAGGGCTAAAGATAGTTGATATAGTATCTGTCACTGCCACAGTGGTTAGACTAGACAGCTATTATACAGAACAGAATCAAGATCAGTGGCAATTATATAGTACCACTAATGATCTTAGTTTGGCTGTAAAAGGTAGTAATTCATTAAGCAATCCAACATACATTAGCCCTAGAAAATATCGAGAACTTCACAGTAAATATACTAAAGAGAGTGTAACATGACTATACAAACAATTAATATCGGCAATGTGGCGACACCTGGTAATCAATAACAAATGACAATAATTTTAATCACATTACTACTAACACACATCACAATCATGTGTGTTACCTTGTATCTACATCGTTGTCAAGCGCACAGAAGTGTAGAATTTCATCCTGCGGTCAATCATTTTATGCGATTTTGGCTATGGCTTACAACTGGAATGACTACTAAAGCATGGGTAGCAGTACATAGAAAACATCATCAAACCACAGATGTTGAAGGCGATCCACACAGTCCACACGTATTTGGTATTAAACGATTACTACTAGGCGGATGGAGTTTGTACCACGAAGCAACTAAAGATCCTAACATGGTCATAAAGTACGGCATGGGCACTCCTAAAGATCGTATTGAAAAATTCTACACTAGATATCACCGCCACGGTATTCTTGTAATGTTAGTCATAGACTTGTTATTATTTGGGCCGTGGGGTTTTCTAGTGTGGGGTGTACAAATGATCTGGATTCCATTCTGGGCCGCTGGATTTATCAATGGCATTGGACACTGGTGGGGCTATCGCAACGGCGAAACTAAGGATCACAGTCGCAATGTCAGTCCTTGGGGTATATTAATTGGCGGTGAAGAGCTACACAACAATCATCATTTAGATCCAGCCAGCCCTAAATTAAGTAGAAAATGTTGGGAATTTGACATCGGCTGGTTTTATATACGAATTTTACAAATGCTCAGATTAGCAAAAACCAAAACCAGATAAATAAATTAAAGAGAATGACATGCCTATTACACTAGTAGATTTAGGAAATTTTGCAAACGACGGAACAGGTGACGATCTACGCACGGCTTTTGAAAAGGTAAATGGTAATTTTACTGCTTTAGACAATGTTACTATTTCCAATGCTACTAATTTAGGTGCAGGCGCTCCGGTATTTGCAGGAAAAGTTAGTAGTTTAGAAGTAGGTGATAATCTTACTTTTAGAAGTTTAAGTAGTGGTGCAAATATACAAATTGCCTACGATGGCTCTAGTATTACTATTGCATCAACAGCGACTTTTACTGGTCAAGTAAGCGATATTTCCAATCATAATTTACAAGATCTTGGTAACGTATCAGCAGTTACTCCAACCGTAGGTCAAGCATTAGTATGGCAAGGAGCTACATGGGGTCCTGGTAGCTCCTCTGAATCGGGCATAGACTTTAGTTTTCCGGACTTAGATGGATCGTTTACTAACCCTATACAATTTTTATTAGGGCAAACTGATTTAGATTTTGGTCCATTTATTATAACATCGTTTGATACAGAATTAAATTTAGATTTAGGAACATTTTAAGGTTTAGGAGAAACAAATGG